TTGCAAAACATTTATGCGGCCACAGGTTCAGGGTTTACTTTGGCTGCTTCAACAACTTACCGTGTACGCGGTGTTTTGCGTGTGTCTTGGACAAATGGTTTGACAACTTCACAACCATCGTTTCAGTTGACCTATTCGGGTACGTCTGCAAGCTCACAATTTTTGATGAAATACGCGTACAACAGCACAGGGTTTACGTTTGCTTCTTCTAACGCACCAGCCGGTGAACTTTATGTTAGCTCACAACCAATCAACACAGCATTCTTTACTTCATTAACTCACGCTTCAGGCAACTTTTACAACACTGTAGAGTTTGATGGTTTTATTAGAACCACAACAACAGGCACTTTGACACCACAGTGGGGTTTTACCAGCAACTCGACTATCAGTTCTGTTACTGCACAAGCCAACTCGTTTTACGAAGTGATACCGGTTGGTTCAGCAACGGCAACAAACATTGGTACGTTCATCTAATGTCTGATCTTGATAACCAAGTAAGAATTACTAACGTTATGATGTACCAAAAACTGGTTGAAATTTCGGATGGTCAAATAAAAATTTGGGAACGTATTGATGGTTTGGCGGATTTGCCTGAACGTGTCAGATCTATTGAAATTGAGCAAGCTAAGGTAGCCTGGGTTTCAAAGATTGCTTATTCTGCTTTGACGGCCGGCGTTGTGTCGGTTGTCGCTTGGATTGTTTCGATTGGACAAAAATAAATGAAACTGTTTTCTACTGCTTTTTGGTTATACGCTGGTGAACGTGCCATCAAAACGGCTGCACAGTCGGCTGTGGCAGTGTTGGGTAGCAATACGGTCACATTGACACACATTGATTTTGTAGGGCTTCTAGCGGTCGCTGGTGGTGCTGCTTTGTTGTCAATACTTACCAGTATTGTTGCCACAAAATAGTTATTTGCGTCGCAACTGTTTGCGATCTTCAGGGGTTAGACCGCCCCAAATGCCCCAATCTTCATTGGTCATAATGCCATAGTCGGCGCACATGTCTTGTAATGGGCACCGGTTGCAAACGGCTTTGGCTGCTGCCACCATTAGTCGGCGTTCTGAAGGCCATACTGAATCTTCTGGAAAGAATGCGTAGGGTAGTTCTTCACATTCGACACCGCCTAGTTTGATTATTTCGCGGTTCAAATTGCGGTATAAGTCGGCTGCTTTATTTTGTCGGTGGCTACTCATAAACTCAACTTTAGTAACTGTGTGCACCGTTTGACAAATTGAGGGTTGATGTATAAAAAACTTGTTGGGTTCGTTTCTGAGACGGCTGAACTGTTGGGTGTGTTTGAACATGGTTCACCTGAGTGGCATGGTGCGCGTTCTGGTGTTGGTGGGTCGGATGTTGGCGCAATTTTGGGTTTGAATCCGTGGGAATCGGCGTTCACCAGGTGGGCTAAAAAGACTGGTCAGATTAGTGATGTGGTTGAAGATAACACGGCTATGCGTTTGGGTCGTGAATTTGAACCAGCTATTCTAAAAATGTTTTCTGAGAATCATCCTGAGTTGAAAGTGTTTTCTGATTGTGGTTCGTGGCAGTCTGTAGAACGCCCGTATGCGACCGCAAATCCTGACGGTATGTTTATGGATGCTAACGGTTCTTGGGGGATTGTAGAGGTCAAAACTAGCCGTTCTGAATGGTCTCAGGGTGTACCGGCGCATTACCGTGCACAAGTATTGCATTACATGTATGTGATGGGTGTGCGACGTGCATACATTGTTGGTGTTGTCGGGTGGGATTTGGTTGAACACGTCATCGAACTTGACCCGTTTGAGATTGAAGCCAATTTGCAAAAAGTTGATGCTTGGTGGAATTGTGTTTTGACACAAACACAACCTGATTGGGATGGGTCGGCTAACACATTTGACACGGTTCGTAAAATGAATCCGTCTATGGATCGTGTAGAAGAAACTGAACTGGGTGCAGAATTAGGTGTCGCTTTGGTGAACGCTGCTAATGATTTGGATAAAGCACAAGCGGTTTTGAATGAGATGAAATCCATTACGGTATCGCAAATGGGTAGTGCGCGTACAGCGTTTATAGAGTTGAATGGTGAACGTCACGTTGTGGCGACACGACAAAACAACAAATCCGGTATTCCACATTTGATAGTGAAAAGGTAGATATGGCACAGTTTGATTTGAACGCTTATGAAACAGTTGAAGAACGCCATGCGAGAGCAATTGCGCTGCACCCTGATTTGCGATGTGTTTTATTGAATCACACAACAACAACAGACCGTGCTCAAGGTATGTGGGTTGTTGAAGCTCGCGTGTATTTGACTGCCGATGACCAGGCTAATGATTTGCCTAAAGCAACTGAATGGGCGTTTGAAATCGATGGTTCTGGTATGGCTAACAAAACGTCTGCATTAGAGAATGCAAACACGTCGGCTTTGGGTCGTGCGTTGCGTTGGGCGTTGGGTGGTTCTAAAGGTGCTTCACGTCAAGAAATGGAAAAGGTGGCGCGAGGTGTCACACCAATACCTAACCAGCGTGGCCGTGAATGGCTGGTAGAAGCCACAAAACTGTTTGATGCTAAAAACATTGATGGGTTACTAAAGTTGTATTCGGAAGCGCAAGCTGCTAAAGCGGCTAAAACGACGCTTGATGAAATAGCCAGGTTAGGTAATGAAGTCAGAACAAAAAATCTTGTTAGCTAGTATTCGTGAACTGAATGAAATGGTCGAACTGGCTTCTTTGACAGACCAACAAAACTTGGTGAAAGCTAACATAATAACTTTGAAAGAAAGGGTTGTGCGCTATGGAAATAACTACCCCGGCACAAGTGATAACAGAACTAAACCGTATACAGACTGAAGCGGCCAAAGGTGTAGCCGTTTTGTTTGAAGCTGAATCAAAAGCTGTGACACTCGCGAACAGCGCAGAAAAAGAAGAAGCAAAAGCGTTCCTAAACGCTGAAGGCACTGTGGCAGATCGCACGGCTTTAGCCAAATTCAACGCTGCCGATGCACGTTTACAAGCTGACTTAGCGAAAGCGGAATTGAACCGTGTAAAGACTAAACTAAAACAACTGTCTGATTCTCAGGTAGCAGTTACGGTGATTAGTCGATTGGTTGAATTGGAATGGCGGAGCAAATAACTTGCACACACGGTTTGGTACACAACATGGATTGGCATTCGTGTGACCGGTGTTGTGTTGGTTGGCGGCCTTGACACCAAAAGAGTTTCAAAAGTATTTGGCACGCGATAAGGGTTGTGTGCATTGTGGTTTGGATGATGACACGTTGGTGCCACAACATCGTATAAACCGTCAAATGGGTGGTGCGCGTAAAGGTTCTGCCCGTAACATGCCATCCAACGTGGTGGTGTTTTGTAGCGCGTTTAATACACAGATTGAACAGTCGGCTAGTGCAGCAACTTTGGCGCGTGAACGTGGTTGGAAGTTGTCAAGTTGGCAAAACCCTTTGGTTGAACCTGTTTGGAATCAAACATTACGTGCCTGGGTGTTGTTGGATGATAAGTTCAACGCTATAGAATAAACGAAGGCCAGCCCAGACGATTTAAAATGGGCTGACCCTCTACCAATAAACGACCTATTGGCAGTTCCTAGTTTAGTTGCTAGAGCTGTCAGGAAAAGACAGCATTATGGGAATCATCAACTTATACCGGCAAGACGATCAACCGTTTGCACAAATCCCAAACGCTGCAATACGCGACCCAAACATTACACCTAACGCTTTTCGCCTTCTCGCATACCTTATGAGCCACCGTGACGGTTACGAAATCAACTACGAACAGATTGAACGTCAAACAACTTTAGGCCGTTACGCCATCAACCATGCAGCCAATTCGCTTATTGAACTTGGTTGGTTAGCTGTTGATAGACCCAAAATCAACGGCCAATTTGTTTCTAAATCTTGGACTATTTTGAACCCTTTGAATAGTAATGAATCCACCGCGGGTGATTCCACTATGGAACAGCCCCACATGGGGCAATCAACGGACATAAGAAGAACACTTAATAAAGAACACCAAGTAATTAAGAACACTAATCAAACCCTTAACGTTCAAAACGAGTTTGAACAATTTTGGCAAATCTATCCACGAAAACAAGGCAAAGCTGATGCGCTAAAAGCATTTGTGACATGCCAGGTGGCTGTTGATGTGATTATTGCTGGTGCTATCCGTTACCGTAATGATCCGAATCGGTTGGCAGCGTTTACTAAAATGCCGGCCACATGGTTGCGTGCCGGTTGTTGGGATGATGAACCACTGCCAGAACGTGTTTTGACCCGTGAAGAAAAGTTTGAACAAATCGCACAAGAAAATCGAAGAATCAAAAACAGGGACATTGAAGAAACAAAAGAACTGTTTGCCAATTTTGAAGAAGCTCAACGTCGTGCTAAAGCTGACCCACCACGCAAATGTGAACACAACCGCATAGCTGTAATCTGTGAAGTTTGTGTCAAAGGTGGCTAAACTTCCAATGTGTATGAAAACGAATCGTTGTGTCGCCGTTGTGGCATCATTGTCGTTTACAAAAACAAAAAGAAACGCATTGCCCAATGTGTTGACTGTCGTGCTAAACCACAAAATGTCATAACGTACGGCGATAATAAATGTGTTGTTTGGAATGGTGATTTTCATCCTGAAACTGATTGGCCAATGTTGAACGGTGAATTGGTTTTGCCAGGCAAACGAACTTGCGGTCACTCGGATTGTGTGAACGCTGAACATATTGAAAGGGAATCATGAGTTACGAAGTCAAATTTGATGGTTATGTTGCTGAAGTAAAAAACTTTACTTGGGGTGTTGCAGCGAAAGTTATTCACAGCGTACGCGCTTTGAACGCGACCGGTGTTTGGGAAACATCGTCGAAAGAATACATTGATTGTGTTTTTGCTGTTGGTACGGTCATTCAAGAAAATAGTCGTGTGACTGTAACTGGCCGTGCAACCAAACTGGGTTCGTATTTGTCTAAAGATGGCACACCAAAAGCTACTTTGAAACTTACTAACGCCACGTTCACAACAATCGTTGCAAACAGCTCAACAACAGAACCTGACTTGTTGCCGTTCTAATGATCACGTTTAGAATCTTTGGGTTACCTGCACCACAAGGTTCTAAACGCTATGTTGGTAATAACCGGTTCATTGAAGCATCAACAAATTTGAAACCGTGGCGTGAAGCTATCAAACTGGCAGCTATTGATGCGTTTGAAAAAAAACAAATGTTCCAGTTTCAAGAAGCTGTTGTTGTTGAAGTTGTGTTTCACATGCCTAAACCTAAAACTGTTAAACGCGTTTGGCCAACGGTTCCACCAGATACTGACAAATTGTGTCGTGCGTTAGGTGATGGGTTGTCGGTTGATGCGGCTGTTATTCAAGACGATTCTTTAATTGTGAAATGGGTTGCTACCAAAATTTATT